TGGCATTGGTGGGCACCTGGCCGCTGATGATCACCATCGGCACCGAATCCATGTAGGCCGTGGCGATGCCGGTGACGGCGTTGGTGACGCCGGGACCGGAGGTCACCAGGCAGACACCGACTTCCTGGGTGGTGCGGGAGTAGGCATCGGCCGCGTGGACGGCAGCCTGCTCATGGCGCACCAGGATGTGCTGGATATTGCGGTTGGGATACAGTGCGTCGTAGATGTAGAGAACGGCGCCCCCCGGATAGCCGAAGATGTGCTTGACGCCCTCTTCTTCCAGACAGCGGACGACGATTTCCGCGCCGGTAAGTTCCATTTTTTTCTTGCTCCTCTTTCAGATTGCCCCGCCGTCCGCCGGCCCCGGTGCGGGACATACGCACCCCGGTGCACCGATCCAGCTACCTGCTGCCGGGGTAGGAGGCCACCCGTGGGGTGCCCCCGAGTCTTTTCCGTACTCTCAGGCCGCGCCCTACCCTCAGGTGATGATGCTCCCGCCGCCGGGGGCCTTCTGGGGCAGCCCTGAATCGGCCATGAGGCGGAAACGCACCACGAACCGTCGGGTGGCGATTGCCGGCGGGGTCCTCGGACTGATCACGTCGGTTGCTCAGCTGGCTTACCTGGTCATTGTCCTCCTGAACGGAACGTACTTTGAACTCGAGGTCGGGCTGGCGATATTCATCGCCTTCGTTGGCCCGCTCGGCATCGGAGCCGGTTGGTCGATCAGCTTCATCCCGGCCCCCACCCCCCGTGCGGCCCGCCGCGGCCGCCGCTGACCCCAGGGGGACACCCCCTGTAGCAAGCCTGCTATTGGCCGTGACGGAGGTAGCTAGATGGTGCGGAGGGTTCAAAAACCGCCTCTGGACTGCTATTTTTTGAACCCTCAAACCGGATATTTTGCTCGATGAAACCTTTGGTAGGGGGTGGTTTTTATGCCCAGTGGTGGTGCTAGGCCCCGGTCAGGGCCGCCGCCGGATCCGCGGTCCGGCCGTTCTGATGCCCGCGGTATCTCCTTGGAGTTGCGGGTGCTGCCGGCATCCGGCTACGCGGGCAAACCCCCGCCGTGGCCACTACCAACCGGCTACACCAGGGAACGCGCCCTATGGAAAAAGATTTGGCGGTTTCCCCAGGCTGTGGCGTGGGCTGAAGAAGAATGGCGGTGGCTAACTATTGCGCATTACGTGCGGTGGGCTGTCCGCAGTGAGGCACCAGGGGCTACGCCGTCGATGATGACCCAAGTGCTACGGCTCGCCGATAGCATCGGCCTGTCGCCTGCTGGTCTCCTACTCAACGGCTGGACGATCTCCACCGCTGACGACGACTCCGTCACCGAGTCGGCCCCGCCACCACAGCGTGATAGTCCGCTCAGACGTCGCCTGCGAGCGGTAAAGGACGATGACGATGATCCTGCCAACTGACTGGCTTGTCGACTTCCCCACCCTCGGGGATCTGTGGGATGCCTGGGTACAGGCCCACTGCCTCATCCCCGACGGCTATCGGCGTGGGGAAGCATTCGTTTGGTCCGATTGGCAATTCTGGTGCGCTGCCAACTTCGGCAGGATTCGCGCCGGGTTGCAATGGGAAGGCGTTCCACTGGGCGCCAGGGCATTCGCCTACCGGCGGTTGCAGGTGATTGCCCCGCAAAAGACCGGTAAGGGCCCGTGGGCGGCGTCGATGACGGCTATTCAGGCAGTGGGCCCTGCCGAGTTTGACGGCTGGGCTGCTGCGGGGGATGTCTACCGGTGTTCTGACTGGGGCTGTGGCTGTGGTTTCGCCTTCCCTTACCAGGCTGGTGAGCCCAAGGGGCGCCCTCACCCGTCGCCACTGATCCAGTTGACTGCCACATCCGAGGACCAGGTGGAAAACACCTACAGGCCGCTGCGGGCGATGATCCAGATGGGCCCCCTCCGGCACCAAATGGCAGTTCGTGATGGGTTCGTGCGCATCCTCGGCGGCCTGGGCGGCGACGACGCCGACCGGATCGACGCCGTAACTGCCAGCGCCGACAGCCGCGTCGGCAACCCCGTGACGTTTTGCGAACAGGACGAGACGGGGCTATGGACCAAGCGTAACCGCATGACAAAGGTTGCTGACGCCCAACGCCGCGGCCTGGCAGGCATGGGTGGTAGAGCGATCGAGACGACAAACGCCTACGACAGTGCGGAGCAGTCGGTTGCCCAAACGACGCTCGAAGCTAACCTGGCTGACGTGGCGACATTCTACATCCCGCCTCCCAAACATTTGAAGTGGGAGCGGAAGCGAGACCGGCGCCGAATCCTCGAAGCCGTCTATAAAGGCAGCCCTTGGGTCAATATCGATGCGGTGCTGGCTGAGGCTGACGAAATATCCCTCCGCGACCCCGAACAGGCCGAGCGTTTTTTTGGTAACCGGATCACCTACTCATCAGGCAGCTGGCTGCCAGCAGGACTATGGGAGGAGCACTATGCAATGGCTTGGGAATCCCCCTGACGGCACTAGCATCTGCGTGGGCTTCGACGGGTCAGAAAACAACGACTGGACCGCGCTCAGGGCCGAAACCCTTGATGGGTTCTCGTTCACCCCCCGCTACGGGCCAGATGACAGGCCCACTATCTGGAATCCTACCGAGTGGCAAGGCCGGATACCCCGCGGGGAAGTAGCCGCCGCCGTCGACGAAATCTTCGACCGCTACCAGATAGAACGCATGTACTGCGACCCCCAAGACTGGCGCTCCGAGATCGGTGAATGGGCACTCAAATACGGTGCCGAGCATGTGTTCGAGTGGGCCACAAACAGCATCAAACGCATGTGCCAAGCAATTAGACGGTTCGAGGTAGACCTTGCAACAGGGCGCATCACCCATGATGGCTGCCCACTCACTAGTCTGGCCATAGCCAACGCTCGAAAAGTCGCCAAGCCCGCCCAGATGTACGTGCTCGGCAAAGCAACAGAACAGCAAAAAATTGACCCCGCCATGGCCACCGTGCTCGCCCACGAAGCAGCCATGGACGCCCATGCTGGTGATTGGGAAAACGCTTCAGCGCCCGCCAGGGTTGTTGTGCTAGGCCGCCGCAGAAGGAGGTGACAATGAATGGAGCTCACACCAGAAGAACGAAGACTCGCCGAAAAGCTCTTCAATAAGATTCAGCGGCAGCGCCGGGAGGACCGCAAGAATGAACACTATTACCGGGGCATGCAGGAAATCGGCAATCTTGGCATCGCGGTGCCGCCCGATGTGCAGCAGTTTGCTTTCCCTCTGAATTGGTGCAGGACCTATATCGACGTCCTTGAGGAGCGCCAGGATGTGCGAATGTTCCTGCGCTCCGGGGCACTCGAAGAGGATGCCGAGCTGCGTGCCGACTGGGAAGCCAATGATCTGGACAGCCTATCACATTTGGTGCACCGCGATTTGCTCATTTACGGTCGGGCGTTTATCTCTGTTGCCGCCCGCGATGGCGGCGGTAGGCCCCGGATCATGCCCGAATCCCCCAAAGACATCGCTGCTTTGGTCGATGCGCGCACCCGCGAAATGACCGCGGCTCTCCGCATCTACCGGGATGACACCGGCATCGCCGAATACATGACTCTCTACCTCCCCGACTCCACCGTGCTCATCGACCGTCGCGCCGGGAAATGGGAAGTGGTCAGGCGCATCAAACACCGCCTAGGCCGGGTGCCGCTGGTGATGATTCTCAACCGGCAACGAACCGGGGAATGGGCGGGTGAGACCCAACTGGCAGACCTTCGACCCCTGGTCGATATGGCGGGCCGGGTAATGCTACAGCTCCAGCTAGCCATGGAAACCGTGGCAACACCCCAGAAAGTCGCCCTAGGCGTGACCCCGAAGGATTTCGTAGACGCTGATGGCAACCAGATTGAGGACCCGTGGGAGACCTATCTGGGCGCCATCTGGGCGATCTCCAGCAAAGACGCCAAGATTGAGCAGTTGTCGGGTGCCCAACTGACGGGTTTCCACGACACCATCAAGATGCTGGCCGAACAAGCAGCAACCGTGACCGGTTTGCCGGTGCGGATGATGGGGCAAAACACTGCCAACCCCGCCGCCGAGGGCGCCATCCGCGCCGACGAATCCCGACTCGTGAAACAGGTAGAGCGACTAAATACCCTCATGGGCGCTGGGTGGGCCTGGGCGCTCGGCATCGCCGAGCGGATCCGCACCGGCAGCTGGGAAGCCGACGGGCGAATCAGCACCCTGTGGCAGAACCCCGGAACCCCCACCGAATCGCAGCGGGCCGATGCGCTACAAAAAAGCACTGGCGGCCGCCCGTTCATGTCAGTGCGCGGGGCCATGGCCGAGATGGGATGGCCACAACAACGTATCGACCGTGAACTGGAGTGGTTGGAGCAGGAAAACAGCATGGGCGGCATCATTGAAAAACTCGAACGCGACGCCGACGACAACTCGGGCGAACGCGAACCGCCGTAACCGTGGCCGTCGTCTAGCGGCATGGAGGGAGGCCCACCATCATGCTGGATTCCCAGTACTCCAGGCTCCCCCCACAACTCCAAGCCGCCGCCGACTACCGGCAACGCCTCATCGCCCAGATAGTCCGGCGAGTGCTCGCTGCCTGGCGACCCAACAGCCCGCAAGACCCCAATGCCTGGTTCGCCAGCCGCGCCTTGGCGTTCACCGAGATGGTGGCCCACGGGCAACTGCTGGCGACCCAAGCGGCAATCGCGTCAGCAGATGTTGCGCTGGATCTACAACACTACGACCAGGCGTCGGGGTTGTCGGCGGACCCGGAGGCGTTCGCAGGGGTAACAGGCAGCGGCGACCCCGTGATGGGACTCGCCTACGCCCAAGCCCAAAAAATCACCGAGTTAGTCGACGCCGAAGCCCCTATCACGAAGCGGGCGCAGGCGTGGCACCACGCGGGCGTGATGCTCGCAACCGCCGCCCAAACCGCCATCTCTGATGCCGCCCGCATGGCCATACTCACCCACCTAGCCGCCAGGCCTGGCACCACGTGGATCCGGGTGGTTCGCCCCCCATGCTGTGCCAGATGCGCCATCCTGGCCGGTAAAAAAGGCAGCAGCAGTATGCGGTTCCTTCGGCACCCCGGATGCGACTGCACCGCCATTCCGGTCTCCGAGGCCACGTCGGATATGCATAAGCTGTTCTATTTCGACGCTAAGGAATACTTCGATTCCCTAGCGCCGGAGCAGCAGGCCAAGGTGTTCACCAAAGCGGGCGCCAAGGCTATCCGCGATGGCGCCGACATTAACCAAGTTGTTAACGCCCGCCGGGGCATGAAAGCCATCACCTCGGCAGGTGGTAGGCGGCGACTCATCACCACCGAAGGCACCACCAAGCGCGGCTGGGCGTCTGAATACTTGCGGGAGCAATATGGCGCGGTGCTACAAAAAGCTGGCGGCAGGTACCGACGCACGTCGGTAGCCAGGCTGATGCCGGAAGAAATCTACCGCATCGCCGGCGACGACCGCGACCTGGCCATAGCGCTGCTACATAAGAACGGCTTCCTCACCGACGCCACACCAGACCTATCTGGTAAGTGGTCATGGGCGAAACGTGATCCCGCTGTTCTGGCAGCCAAACGCAGGATCGACACCAGACCCAGCATTGCGCTCTCTGCAGGAAGCAGCGCTGACGATCAAGCTAAACCCGCCCTCGGCGCCGAGATTGACGCTAGGCTGAAACACGAGTATTCCCAGCGTATAACCACGACCCCCAGGCAATTCCGCAAAGTTGTCAGCAGGGCACTGAGCTATATGGATGACGCACACCAAGGGAAAACATTCCTCCCCGACGAATACAAAATCGAGCTAATGAACGGTCGTGATCGCCTCGGGACGAAAGTGGAAGAGAGTCCGATCCGCGGAACTTCGTACCGAACCGTTGAAAATGGGATTACGCGTTACCGAGTAACGATTAACGGGACTTTCCAAGGGCAGGAGCTAACCACTCTCCACGAGCTGGGGCACCTCATCAAATGGAAATACGAAACCCTGCCGGAGATGAAACCCGTGCTTGCGGCGATTCGGCAAGCACCGTCGACACGTGAGATTGCAACGTATGCGGGGAATCTGACGGAGAGCCACACCCAAATCTATCTTTTGCTAGCCGATGAGCTTTTTGCTCGGGCGTATGCCCAGTGGGTGACTACTAAAACCGGAGTACCGAGGCTGGTAAACACCCTGAATTTTCACAGGGGCCAGGAGCATGTTCTAGATAGCATACAGTGGCAGGACTCCGAATTTGCGCAGTATATTATGCCTGCTCTTGATGAATTTTTTACCCAGGTGTAGCATTGCAATTATGTTATTCACAGATGCCCCTATCGATGCTCCCTGGGACACCATCGTGCAATCCTACATGGATACCATGGGGTGGCCACGTGAGCAGGCCGAAGAATACGCAGATGCGCTCGCGGGTATTGGCATGTGGAAGCCTTGCGACCGGAAAGAAAAGTACCAAAACGCCGCCCCGCCGCCCCTCAGCTGCCCACTCTGGTAAGCCCCTAAAAAACTGTGACACCGACCCCCGAAAGCGGAGGTCGGTTTTTCTATGCCCAAAAACAAAGAAGGAAGGAAGATCCATGATTGTCAACGGTCTAATGCGCTATCACATTCGGTGCGTTACACAGCCCCCTATCGACGGTCAGTCACTAGCTGGCGGCTCTAGTGCTGCCGAGGGGGCGGCTTCTACCCCCCAGGCCAGTGGCTGGCAACGGGAAGGCGAAACCGCATCAGCCACCAGCAACGCCGACGCTGATGCTGACGCCGACAGTGACGGGGATGGCGGCGAACCGAACGGTCGGGGCTCAAAAACCCAAGTGCTTGCCGACCTAGCTAAGGAACGCGACAAGCGCCAGACCCTCGATAAGGAAAACGCTGCGCTGAAGGCGCGCCTGGCGGAGTTCGAGCGCGCCCAGATGACAGAGCAAGAGAAAACCGCGGCAGACCTCAAAACAGCCCAAGACCGCGTGGCGGCTCTGGAAGCACAGATCGCCGAACAACACCGCCAGGCGGCAGTTGCTAAGGCGCTGAAAACTGTGGGGTTGCCTGCTGATCTAGCCGGTCGGCTTCAGGGCTCAACCCCGGAAGAACTCGCCGCTGATGCTAAGGCTCT